GCTACAGCTTCATTGCTTTAGTAAGTATATGGATAAGGAAATTCAGGATCTATTCGCCACTGAGCGCTGGCTTACGGATAAGCTAAACATTGATGCTAGCTACAAGAAGCTTAACCGCGCTATGCCTTGGAATTACAACTTCGCTAGCATGATTGTATATAATGCCCGTTAAGTGCGAGAACTGCGTATTCTTTGACTTAGTAGTCGAAGCCGGTGAATTGTTCAAATTTATCAATCCACGCGGTGACGAAGTAAGTAGGCAGCATGATAGTAATGTATATATCTGCCGTGCTAGTCCTCCAATTACGGGAGATTGGCCACAGGTATCGACAGATGATTGGTGTGGTAAGTTCCAGCCAAAAGAAGGGGAGGCTTAGGCTTCCCCTTTTTTTCTGTGTTGACATGGTTTGCCTTTTGGTGTATATTTATTGAAATTAATGGAGATACTTATGGATTTACCTCACACATTTCTTATGCAAAAGTCTTATGCTAGTGGGGAGACCTTTGGTCGAGAAGCAGAGCAAAAAGAAATTATTAGTTATATTGAAACGCATCACCCTCAGATTCGCTGGTTAGCAGAACTGATTAGACATGGAGAACATAATGACCGATAAGTTTATGCAAGAGTTTAACGAGTACAATAAGCTGATGAAGCGTCTAGGCTCTAAGACTAAGACGCTGGCACAGTACGAAGCCTACCGCTCAGGCAAGCTACGCCGCTCACGCGGCAAAGGCCACCCTAAACCTGCGATGGAAGCCACAACTTATCGTCGTGAGACTCCAAAGTATCCTAGCGGCGACACCTATGACTCATTCGCTGCCCCTAAGCGCGAAATGAAGTATACTGGCGACCGCCTTCTTGGTATCGCCACTATGCACAAGTCCAACATGGTTCCTGTATTTAGTCAGGAATCTGCGGAAGAAATCTCAAAGATGCGGAGAAACTAATGAAATGCAGACTTAACACAGACTCATGGGACGATCTAGGTGTTGAATACATTGTTCATGCCTATAGTAAGAGTACTAGTTCGACAGCAGTAAAGTTAGAATTAGAAGCTCAGGACGGTACTATAGTAACGAGGTCTGTAGCCTCACATCAAATAGAATGGATTGACGATGAAGATTGATATTGGACCATACAAGAGACATCTTACTACTTATCGTACTAAGTGCGATTATCTCGAACTTAGGTATAAAGAAGACTGGTATACAGTAGAGAAATCCGACTACACTTGGATTGACCGGATTGTAATTGGATTTCTAGGCAGTATCGACTACTGTCTGAAGCCTTTCAATAAGTTTCTTGGTAATCGTAAGGTCGAGATCAAGTACGATTCCTACGATACTTGGAGCCTAGACCATACTCTATCCCTTATTATTCTACCAGGACTAAAGCAGCTTAAGGCCACTAATCATGGCTATTCTAGTGTGGACAACGAAGACCTGCCTACTGCCTGCCTCAAGGATGCTTCCGGCGAAGAACGCTGGGAGTGGGTCATGGACGAAATGATTTGGGCTTTCGACGAGATTGCCAATGATTACCCTGGTAAAGACGCCTTCTATAGCGGGAATCGTGATGTTATCTGGACCAAGGTGGATATTAATGGAGACGAAGACCCAGAAGGCACTTATTCTAGAATGGATAAAGGACCGAATGATACTTTTTATCTTGACTTTGAAGGCCAAAAGAAGTATGATGATCGTATTCAAAGAGGATTAATTCTCTTTGGTAAGTATTATCGTAATTTATGGGACTAATATGAGTAGGCGACAAATTCAGAGCATTACAGCGGTAATCTATGACAAGAAAGGACGAGTTCTTAGCGTTGGCAAGAACTCGTATGTCAAGACACATCCTAAGCAGGCTAGACACGCCCATAAAGTTGGTCTGCCAGATAAGATTTTTCTTCATGCTGAGATGGATGCGATTATTCGCTGTCGTGATTTGAGTGTCGCTCATAAGATTTTAGTAACTCGTGTAACTAGAAACGGCAAATATGGCAATGCCAAGCCTTGTCCTGTTTGTCAGTCAGCAATTAAAGAAGCCGGTATAGGTCAAGTGGAGTGGACCAGTGACTAGTTTTCAAGCTAAACTTGAGAAAAATAAAGAAAATTATGCCTACATAACCGGCGTGCAAGCCGCTTATTCTAATGAGAAGATGGCATCGCCATATCTAAAGGGGTCAGAGGCAGAATCACAGTGGCTCGATGGTTATCTAGATGCTGTATTTTTGAGGAATATGAAATGAGTCTAGAAGTTGAAGCGTTTGAAGGCGAGTTAAAGGCCCTCCGTAGAATATATAAGTCATATATACATATTATGGCCCCACATATTCCTGACACTTATTTTATTTGTGGTGAACTGGGTGCAAAAGACAACAACAATATGCCAGATAAGCTGATGGTATGTCCGGCTTATGGGCTAGATTTCTTTTATGTGTATGAGTACACTGGAGAGACAGCAGGAACAGAATGGTAGACTTTAGAAAAGAAGCAGTGACTCTAGCTAAGAGTATAGTAGAAGATTGGGACGAGAATGAAAAGTTTGAGACCATTGTAACTATTATACAAGATTATATCACTGACATGGACACTAAGTATCAAGGAAAGGTTTGCAAATGCCAAAGTATCTAGTAGAGACAGTATCTATGTTTCGTATGCGTTATGTGGTCGAATGTGAGAGCGCAGAACACGCTATGGACGAGGTTACTATGGAAGAAGTTGAGGAATTCGGGCAGAAGCATCTCGGAGAAACCATCATTAGTACAAGAGTAGTTAGTGATGAAGAAATTCGAGAGTTATTCTATGAGGAGCACCCATACTTAGAGAGTTGGGGGCCAGAAAAAGCTTTTGAGTACGTACATAAGATGGTGAAGTATGATTAAAATTATTTTAGGCTTTTTAGCAGCATTCTTCTTTTTCTATATTGCTATTGATTCTTTCAGGCAGTTAACAGGAAAAGAAAAATGGGTGTTGACAAAGTCAGTTGTTTATAGTATTATGTGTGCATCAGCCGCGATTGGATTGATCGCGTTGATTATAGTTCTCTTTTAAGGATTTTTATATAATGAAGCGTATTGCTAAGTTTGCCGTTCTCGCAGGTCTTATGGCCACTGCTTCGGCGTGTACTCGTATTGAAACTGGTGAAGTCGGTGTTCGACGTTCGCTTGATAAGACAATTGAAACTAGTGAGTTGATGCCTGGCTCTGTTAATCAGACGCTGTTCGGCGATGTTATGACCTTCCCTGTTAAGGATGTTTCTGCTGATATCACAGACTTGACTCCGCTGGCGGCTGACAACTCAACCATCGCTGATTTCGATATGGCTGTTATCTATTCAATCAATCCTACTTCTGTAGCTGAATTGTTCATTGGTAAGAGTCGTACTTTTCATGCTGATACGGAAGAAGGCGACACATTGTTGATGTACAATTATGTACGCAACCTAGGTCGTAACGCTGCATATAAGGTTGCTCGTAAATACGAGTCACTTAAGATGGCTGATAACCGTGCTGAAATCGAGCAGCTTGTCCGTCAGGAAATCGTTACCCAACTAGCTAACGAGAAGCTTGATACTTCGATTACAATCTCGCAGGTACTTGTTCGCCAGATTAAGCCCGCTGCAAATATTGTTCAGTCCGCTAACCTTTTGGTGCAGGCACAGAACGAAAACAAGCGTAAGGAAGTTGAAGTTTCAACTGCAAAGCTTGAAGCACAGCGTATCTCGGCATTGAACGCTAACGCTGGTGCAACGAAGTACATGGAAGCAACTGCTATCGTGACGATCGCAGAAGCCATCAAAGACGGCAAGGTTAACACTATTGTTGTTCCTTACGACTTCAAAGGTATCGTAAACGTCAAGTAATTTTTATACTTGACATAATCCCCTCAATCAGCTATAATAATAGCCTGATTGAGGGGATTTTTTTATGCGTATTAAACAGATGAGCGATCTTCACCTAGAGTTCGATGCTAACTTCTTTCCTAAGAATGAGGAAAAGGCAGATATCCTAATGCTCAATGGTGATATTTGTATGGGGGCACTTTTCGATAAGAGCCCAGAAAGCCCTTACCATGCTAAGGCACTAGAGTTTCTTAACTTCTTCCGGTTCTGTTCCGAGGAGTACGAGGAGGTTCTTTATATTCCAGGTAATCATGAATATTATCGTGGCTATATTGATACTACTGATGATATTATTCGAAAAACTCTTTCAGTGTTTCCGAATATTCATTTTCTAAATAATCAGAAGTGGGAGAAGGATGGTATCACGTTTCTAGGGGCTACTCTTTGGACTGATATGAATCATAGAAATCCTATTACAGAACAGTACCTTATGTCTAGTATGAATGATTTTCGAATTATTAACTGGAAAGAGGATAGTTATGGTGGTCGATTCCGTCCTTCGGATGCCGCTGCATTTCATTACAGAACTATGAAGTTCTTTGATGAGGCTAGTGCTGGGCTAGATAACGTTGTTATCATGAGTCACCATGCTCCGTCCTTCATGAGTGTTCACCCTAAGTATCATAATGATTTCCAAATGAACTATGGCTACTACTCCTTGTTAGACGGGTTTATCATAGATCGACCACAAATCAAGCTATGGACACACGGACATATGCACGATTGCTTCGATTATAAGATTAACGATACTAGGGTTGTTTGCAACCCGCGTGGCTATAAGAACGAGAACAAGTTCTTTAAGCGGCATCAGATTTTAGAAGTCTAACAAAAAAGCCCGCCTCCAGCAATGGAAGCGGGCTTTATTTTTAGGTATGCGCCGACGTAACACTTTTAGAGTTCAAATGTTACGTGTGCATAAAGAAAGCCCGCCAGGCGAACCTGACGGGCTTCTTTTAATGTTTCGGTTTGTAGAAAATATGATCTCCAAACCTATATGTTATCTTAAATCTATAAGACCATTTAGGCTTGACTGTCAAATTATGGAAGTAAGTAGCCCCGTTAGTAGGGTCTTTCCCAGGTTCTAATACCATCTGTCTTACGCGTTGCCACATAGGATCTTTTGGTCTCTTAGTTCCTTTTGCGAATTGGTTGGGTTGTTTAACAATAATACAAGGCTTAACGCCCTGCTCTTTGCTGCGATTCATTATTACATGAATAACGGCTCTGATACCTTGTTCACCTTCCCCACGACTTTCAGCATATACTACGCTTGCTACTTCACTTATACAATCCACTAGTAGTTATCACGATATTTTTTCGCGCTCCCTACGTCTCTCCCTGACTATAGCCGCCCGCTTTAACCTACGCTTTTTATCACTAGGTTTTTCGAAGCAACGACGTTCCTGTAACTCTTTGAAGACGCCTTCGTCGATGAGTTTTCTCTTTAGAATCTGCATCGCACGATCCACGTTGTTATTTCTTACTTCGACTTTCATAGACCTGTTGACCCGAATCCTTTATCTTCTCTTGTATTATCTAGTGTATGGTCAGGGAGTTTGTAAACCTGTGCCACAACTAGCTGCGCGATTCTATCGCCCTTCTCAATGCTAAAAGTACTAGAACTAGTATTATACAAAATGATTTTAATCTCACCTTGATAATCTTCGTCAATAGTGCCAGGGGAATTGAGAACAGTGATACCATGCTTTGCCGCAAGGCCCGAACGAGGGCGGACTTGCCCCTCCGTGCCCTTGGGGAGATTAATCCGTAGACCAGTGCCTACCAACTTTCTCTCACCAGGCTCAAGCGTGGTTGCTTCAATACTATGAAGATCTAGACCAGCCGATCCGATTGTTTGGTATTGAGGAATAATTGCATCCTCATGTAACTTCTCAAATGTCATCCAGTAACATTCCTTGTAAGCATGTCATAATAGTTGCTCCATTTAGTTTAAACTTCATGGAATCAATATCCAATCCGTTATCTATGGCCCATGGAATTAACTGTTCCTGTACAAATTCTAGTACAGGGTCGATTTCATCCACTATGGCTACAGTGGGATTACTCCCAAATAGCTTGACCACATTATCGTCCATTATGACAGACCCTAATAAACCTTGCTTTAGTGTTAGTTTTGTCGGGGTTAGGGATTGAAAAGCAAACCCGTTTTCCGGCAGCAAGGGCCTTGACTTTGAATATAGCTCGGTCTATAACTCCCCAAGTGTCAAACGAATGTGCTGTCGAAACATTACGACGTTCGCCCTTAGAGACCTGCTTTGACCTTTTTCTCTTTTTACCCAAAAGTCCATTTCCTTTTTCTTAAATATGATACCTGATTATGTATGGCCTTTTCTGTTCGGCCTGGTAGCAGTTCAAGAAGTTCCTTCATCGGCTTGAGCTTATAATACTTTTTCAAAACGTAACGCTCCTCGTCCGTCCAAGGTCTCTTCTTGTACTGCATTCATGTAATATATGTGATTTTAGCTCGAAAGTCAAGACATATTTTGGCCCAAACTAGGAAAGATTTGTTATGGGGTGCTTAATTTATTTCTTGACACAAAGGCTCAAAGTGTGTATAGTGCATAACATGACTGAGAAGAAATGTCAAAAGAAGTGCAAGCTAGACCAAGATAATTTGGTCTGCCTTGGATGTGGTAGAACCCTAATGGAGATTATAGATGCAGGAAACGCACACGCAAAAAATGGAAAGAAAAAGAAAGCAACGTGATCTTTGGTATCGCTCGACAGGGCAAAAGCTCATTCTAGCTAATATCTCGAAGAATCATATGGACTACGGAATGAGCCCAGCTCAGCATCTACGTGCTAAGCAGGAACGCGCAGAAAATAATTCTTGACTTTTGGTGTAACTTTTGTTATATCAGATACATAGTCGCTGACAGCCGACAATAAAAGCGGACAAGACCGGAGTTCGATTCTCCGCGGCTCCACCATGAATACTGTTCCGATAGAGGGTTCAGTTGCCGAAAAGAGCAGTATTCATGACGGGGCCGACCTGGGTTCGATTGACGTGTAATAGGAACGCCGAGACTATTGACTGGCAAAGTGCCACTAAACTAAATGCTAACGATAACGATAGCTTTGCAGATATCCGCCTAGCGGCATAATCTACACGGGTACGGCTCCACCTTGGAACAGAACGGGCCATTTTTCATAGGGAGATAAAATGAGTAATCCATGGACTATACCTTTCGACGGCATCACGCATGTTTGTTGGAAAGATAAAGAAGGTACTCCACAGCACAGGAAGATGACATTCGCGGAAGAAAGCGCTTATTTCAAATCTAGTGACAAGGAGAAATACCTCAATGAACTACTCCGTATCTGAGGAAGTACCCCTAGCTTGGGATCATATCATCAATACCTTTATAACTATGGTAGAAAATGATGTTAACTTTAATAATGGGGTAGCAATTGAAGATGTTCAATGTTCAGTACGACACGGAACTTTAGCTATTATGTATAGAGGTGGAAGCAAGATAACAGATGCTTTCTCTATGTTTGCTAAAGAAATGTCTGCTAATACTTGTTCAGGATGTTCAATGCCCTCTACTAGGCGTATATTTGGATCTCCTAAATGTGATGACTGCTACTAGGGGGCTTAACGGCCCCCTATTTGCATTTGTCTGGCTGATTCGTAAGAATCACAGAGCAGAAATATGCTATTCTTCGCATTAAGGATGCTAGGATTCGGTAAAAAGTTACTAGAACTAGCCATTAAACATTGGAAGATAGTACTTCCGGTAGTTATAATTATAGTAGAGTTCTTTGTAGTATCCAATGTTTACTATAACAAAGGAGTTACAGAAGAACGCACTAAGTGGGAAAAGAGAATTCAAATAGAGGGTGAGAAAAACAAAAAGCTCACAGACTCTATCGCTTCCCAAGCAGTTAACTACGGTGAACTTGCTAGAAAGCAAGATCAGGCTAGAGTACAAAAAGAAGTTATTCATGAAAATAGTATCAGAACTATTATTCAAGAAAAGCCTGTATACAAAGAGTGTAAAACAGATGCAGATGTTCTAAAAGAACTTAATGCAATCAGAGGGTTAGGACAATGAAAAAACTAATATTAGCTTTGGCGCTTCTTACTACCGCTTGTGCAAGTAAGGAGACAGGACTAGCCCCAGCCGTGCAAATCCCTCCTCTTCCAGGAAATCTCGCACAAAAAGCAGAACCTCTACCGCCTATTACAGACCCAACTATGGGTGGACTTGTACAGGCTAATGTAGATACTAGTAAAAGATATAATGCAGTATCTTTTCAATTGAACAAGGTCATAGACCTATACATTTGCGTAAAAGATGCTGTAAACAACAAAAAGGAACTAAAATGTCAGTAGAAACTACACTACAGGAACGTGGCGCTCGCTATGGTTCCTTTGAAGAACACGCCACTATTGCTCAGGCTATTCAGGATGCGTTTCGTATCTATCCTGAGAAGTGGGAAACACTTCCTCCAGTAATTAAGCAAGGCTTCACTACTCTAGCTGATAAGATTGCTCGCACTCTTAATGGTGATGAGTATTACGATGATAACTATCACGACATTGGTGGATATGCAAAACTAATGGAAGACTGGGTTCGTAAACAGAATGCCCCACTAGAACTACACGTTCCAGAACATAGCGTTGTTGGTGCAACTGTTTAAATAAGCCTTGACTTCGCTTGTTAGTTTTGCTATATTAATTATAGAAAGGATTAGTATGAATTTATTCTATCTAGATGATGACCTAGATAAATGTGCCGAGTATCATATCGACAAGCATGTCGGTAAGATGCAGCTAGAGGCAGCACAGCTTATGACTACCACATTGTGGGTAGATAAGTATCTAGGCTTTATTCCACGTAAACTAACAAGCGAAGAATTAGGAGTTATTAATGATGTTAAGCGCAATGAACCGGCTATTGACCAGCGTGTATTCACTCGATATTTGCCAACTCACATTAATCACCCAAGTGCTATCTGGGCACGTAGTAGCCTAGAGCATCACTACTGGATTATTAACTACATCAATGCTCTTAATGAGGAGACGATGTGGCGTGGTAATAAATCTCATGCCTCTTGTGCAGAGGCCAATCGTATGCCAGAACCTACTAGATTGCCCAATGTAGGGTGGTCTACACCAACCCTTGCTATGCCGGACCAACTTAAGAGTGACGATGCCGTCGCTTCTTATCGCAAGTTCTATATGCTAGACAAGGGTCCATTCGCTTCGTGGAAGCGTCGCGGTAAGCCAGACTGGTGGGACGATGATATGGTAGCTGCACAAGCTGGCAGAATCTCAGGGCGATAATGGACTTAGTTTTATCAATAATCTTCTTTTTGGTTTTGATAGCTATATTGTCACAAATACCTTGGCAAATATGGTTAATTACCATTTTGATACTAATTATAAAAGGAAATAGTACTAAATGAGTGAATCAGACGACTACAAACGCGGATGGCAGCGTGGATGGAACGACGGGTTTAATGCCGGTAAAAACCATTTGCAAATGCCCGTATACCCAGTTCGTGGACCGATCCCAACTTGGCAGCCAATTAACCAGGTTTTAACTACGTGTTCTAAGTGTAGTAAAGTTTGGACGGGCGCAGTCGGGTATTATTGTCCACAATCTGACTGCCCAATTCAACCCAAAGCCACATGAGGAACACTTAATGAGTGAAGTAAATTTAATAGGGCTTACTAAGCCCAGTGCATATACAGACTGTAGCACAGCCGAAGAACTAGTAGCTTGGGCGGCTAGAGTATCTAACCCCTCGAATCAGAACAATGCGGCGACAGCTAATAAGCTAGTTCAGTATCTAATCAAGAACAAGCATTGGTCGCCTCTGGAGATGGTCCATGTCTCAATGGAAATTAAAACGACTCGCGACATTGCTCGCCAAATACTCCGACACAGAAGCTTCTCCTTCCAAGAATATAGCCAACGTTATGCTGATCCAACAAGAGATCTTGGATTTGTTAGAAGGGAAGCTCGCCTACAGGATCGGAAAAATCGGCAGAACTCCGTCGAAGTGGAAGACAAGAAGCTCTCAGAAGAGTGGAATGTAGTTCAAGCTCAACTAATCAATACCGCTAAGGAGGCCTATAACTGGGCTGTCAAAAATGGTATTGCTAAAGAACAGGCTCGCGCAGTTCTCCCTGAAGGAAATACCGAATCAGTCATGATTGTGACCGGTACACTTCGTTCATGGGTTCATTACTGCCAGCTTCGTATGGATAAAGCAACACAAAAAGAACACCGCATAGTTGCAGAACAATGCTGGGATATCATTAAGCAACATTTCCCAAATGTTGCAGAGGCCTGTGAAAGCCTTGGAGAAATTTAAGATGGAACTAGAGTACAATGAAGACCTCGATGAGCATTTCATCGTAATACCTGAGAGCATGCTCAGGAGACTAGATTGGGAAGAGGGCGATATGCTAGACTACGATCTAGAAGAGGAAGTGATTAGGATCTTCAAAATTTAACTTGACATTCCAAGTCTTTCTTAGTATAATAGCAACTCATTTTCAAGGAGATATAGTATGGCAGCTCGTGGTAAAGTAAAGGCTAAAGAAGGTGAAAACCTTACTGAAGCGCATATCAAGAGGGTTATTGAACTTCTAGAGGCTGAGAAGCCAATCTCTAAGAAGGATGCTTGTGAGATTCTTAATATCTCATATAACACTACGCGTCTGTCCAAGATTATTGAACAGTACAAGCAAGACCAAGATGAGCAGCAGCGTCGTCGCGCTGCAAATCGTGGCAAAGCTGCAACTCCTTTCGAGGTTCAGGCCATTATTGAGGGCTACCTTGACGGAGACGCAATAGCAGATATTTCAAAGCGTATTTATCGTTCTACAGCCTTTGTAAAGGATGTTATTGAGTCAGTAGGCGTTCCCCAAAAAGTAGTTAGCGGGGATTACTGGCATGCGGGAATTATTCCCGAACAGTGTGCACGAGAAGAATTCGAGCGAGGTCAGATTGTTTGGCATGCTCGTAGGCATTGTATGGCCATCGTGTTAGAACGTAAACATGGCGTAAGTGATAAACATATCAGTAATTACTACCAAGTTTATGTTATTGAACCGATTGAAGAAGTCTCTCCTTACTTTCCTCACTTAGAGGGGTATGGAGGCTACTACGACGGTGCCTATGCGTACGATCTAGGATCACTAGATCATCTTAAACAATATGGAGTGGACGTATATCGTCCCTATAGGCCATACTTTAAAACATGGCTCGAAGGAAAATAAATTGCTTGTACATCATCACCTTGTAGTGAGGGCAGAACTATCTGCCCCGCCAACTGATCCAACTTATATAACTGCGTGGAAGAAGAATCTAGTGGAAGCCATTGGAATGAAAATTCTAATGGGTCCATATGCTACGTATTCTAATATGCCAGGTAATCGCGGACTCACTGTAGCCACAGTCATTGAGACTAGTCACATAGTTCTACATGTTTGGGATGAGGAAAGCCCAGGTCTTATGCAGCTTGATGTATATTCCTGTGCCGAATTTAATAAAGATACGATTTTTGAGGCAATCCAAGAGTTTGTACCTACAAAAATAGACTACAAATTCTTAGACCGTACAGGCGACTTCATCCTAGCCTCGTAGAAAAATAACTTGACTTTATACCCTTTTTGGAGTAACATTACATGTTAGAAAAAACTTTTACAGCTCTTGGCATTGGCGGAGTTACCCTACTTATACTAGGTTTCTTGGTTCTAGGCCCCTGGCTATCTATTTTAGCAGTTAATCAGTTATTTGGCACAGCTATCCAGCTTACACTCTGGAACTGGCTAGCCGTGGGATGGCTGCATATTGTAGTAGCTGGTACTTCATCTAAGAGCTAGGCTGCGTTAGCGGCAAGCACGTACTCTTCGGTACGTTATAGTTGGACATGGTACAAACTATACAAATAAAACGAGGTACGCGAGCTCAAATTGAAGCTGCTAAAGCAGCAGGTCAGCTAAGAGATGGCGAGCCTTACTTAATTATAGACGAAAATAGATTAGCCGTTGGAGTTAGCTCCAGCGGCTATTCGTCGTTTGCAAAGACAGAAGAACTTATAGACGAAAAAGTAGCCATTGTTGCAAATGGTGTCCCAGGATATCTAGGCGGTACCACTGGAACAGATGGGGTACTTAGAACCAATAGTAGTATAACAATTCAAAAAGATATTAACAACAGCTTCATGGAATTAGCTGTAGCGAATGTAGACTTCGGCACATTCTGAGAATAAATAAATGGCAAATCTTTTAAAAATTAAAAGAGGTACTAAAGCCCAACTTGATGCTGCTGTTACAGCTAATACATTAAATCTGGGCGAACCATACCTAATTACAGACCAAAATCGTATCGCAATAGGTACAGGATCAAATAGTTATGAAGTATTCGCTAAGTCTAGTGAAATTCAAGCTCTTGATGCGGATCTTACCGCGATTTCTGGTTTAACCGGCACAGGGTTTCTAAAAAGAACAGGTACTGATACTTGGGCACTAGATACAAACACGTACCTGACAGCACTCACAGATACATTAGCTACCGTAACAGCTCGTGGTGCGACAACATCAACAGCAGTTACTTTAAATGGTGGCGCTACTATCGGCAGCACCGGTCTAGTTGTTAATGGCTCCACAAGTGGGACAGCAACCGTTGTAGCAACAGCTATTGCTGGTAGTGCTACGCTAACACTACCAGCGACTACTGGTACTCTAGCCTTAACCTCGCAGATTCCTACCGTTAATAATGGTACATTTACTCTAAATATTGGTACGGCTGCCGCATCTGGTGCCTCAGTAACAGTTAGTGCAGGTACTGGTTATACAGCTAATAGCGCGACTAATACTACATACAGTGTTAGTGTAGGTCCATCACTAAGTGCTTTAGCTACATTTATGGCTACTGGTACTGCTGGATTTATTAGGCGTACTGCCATTGATACCTATGCTATTGATACAAGTACATACCTAACTGGCAACCAAACCATTACATTAACAGGCGATGTCACAGGTAGTGGCACCACTTCTATTACAACAACTTTAGCTAACTCTGGTGTTACCGCTGGAACTTATACTAAAATTACTGTTGATGCTAAGGGCCGTGTAACTTCAGGTACTACGCTATCAGCTACAGATATCCCAACACTGACTGCAGCTAAGATCAGTGACTTTGATACTCAGGTACGTACAAGTACAGTAGCACAGCTTGCAGCTCCTGGTGCCGCGCTTGCGATGAACTCTCAGAAAATTACGGGTCTAGCAGATCCTACTGCCGCTCAAGATGCCGCGACTAAGGCATATGTAGATGGTGTAGCGCAGGGACTTGATGCCAAAATTTCAGTAAGAGCAGCTACAACTGCTGATATTACACTATCCGGTACTCAGACAATTGACGGCGTAGCTGTTATTGCTGGTGATAGAGTTCTTGTTAAGAATCAAGCAACAAATACTCAGAATGGTATCTATGTTGTTGCAGCAGGTGCATGGTCACGTGCTACCGATGCTGATACTTGGAATGAGCTTATTGCCGCATTCACTTTCGTAGAGGAAGGTACAGCTAATGCCGACACAGGCTGGGTAAGCACTGTTAATGCTGGTGGAACCATTGGCTCTACGGCAGTAGCTTTTGTACAGTTTTCATCTGCGGGTGCTTATACGGCTGGTACAGGTATGGTTTCAAGTGGTAACACTTTCAATGTACAGGGTACAGCAAATCGTATCTCAGTAACTGCTGATAACGTTGATATCGACGCTGCCTATGTAGGTCAAACTTCAATTACTACATTAGGTACAATCGCTACAGGTACATGGAACGCTACAGCAATTGGCGTAACAAAGGGTGGTCTAGGACTTACAGCAGCTGTAACCGGCCTACTAAAAGGTAACGGTTCTGCATACTCAGCAGCAGTAGCTGGAACTGACTACCTAGATCCAAATAGCACAATCGACGGCGGAACATTCTAATAATTAAAGCCCTGCTTATATAAGCACTGGAGGGAGCCATATGGCAAATACAATTCAATTAAGGAGGTCGGCTACTGCAAATGCGGTGCCGACCACCGCACAATTAGCTCTTGGTGAGCTTGCTATTAATACGACCGATGGTAAATTATACTTAAAGAAAAATGTATCCGGCGTAGAAACTATCGTTGATGTTACAGGTGGTGGAGCAAGTATATCCGTTTCGGATACGGCCCCAGCTTCGCCAGGTAACGGATCGCTATGGTGGAATAGCAATATTGGCGTTCTAAAAATTTACTATAATGACGGTACATCTAGTCAATGGGTCGATGCATCGCATACTTCTTCGGCTCCTTCTGGGGGCACAGTATCCTACCCACAGAACATCCAAAGTGGTAACTACACGCTTGTTCTTGATGACGCTGGTAAGCACATTTATTCGGCGAACACGGGTGCACAGACAATCACGATCCCTACAAATGCTTCCGTTGCGTTCCCTATTGGGACTGCGATTACGATTGTGAACGAAGGTACAACGCAGATTGCCCTTTCGGTGGCGGGTGTAACTGTCCGCAATAACGCAAGTAGCGTGGCGCTTGCCGCTCCGATAATTAGTCCGGCTGGGGCAGTTCAGCTTCTCAAAGTTGGCACAAACACTTGGAAAGCAACATTTGGTGTCATGCTTAACAATGTAACTATACAATACCTAATCATTGCTGGTGGCGGTAGTGGTGGCGGAGGTCCACAGGGCGGTGGCGGTGGCGCTGGTGGTTACTTAACTGGCTCCGTAACAGCTAACGGAAGCATCGTCGTAACCGTAGGTGCTGGCGGCGCAAGCGGAACAGGTACTGGTAACAACGGAGTTAACTCATCAATAACAGGCGTCACAGCAGCGGTTGGTGGCGGTGCTGGTGGCCGAAACGGACTTGCTGGTTCATCTGGCGGTTCTGGCGGCGGCGCTGGCTCTAACTATCCTAACGCAAACCTTGCAGGTGGCTCGGGCACAGCCGGTCAAGGTAATGCTGGTGGTACTACAACAGATAGTGCTAATTACTATCAATCAGGCGGCGGCGGCGGCGGTGGAGCCGTTGGTGGTAATGGTTCAGGCACTACAGCTGGTGTTGGTGGTAATGGCCTTGCGTCCTCAATTACAGGGACATCAGTCACACGTGCTGGAGGCGGTGGCGGCGGGAATATTTATGGTGCACAAGGCGCTGGCGGTACTGGTGGTGGCGGAGCTGGAGGTAATCCTGGTACGTCAGGGACTGCGAATACTGGCAGCGGCGGCGGCGGTGCTACTAATGGCGGAAATACCTTTGGTGCTGGCGGCTCAGGTGTAGTCATCCTTTCAGTTCCCACTGTAGAATATAGTGGCGTAACTACTGGTTCGCCAACGGTTACAACCAGCGGTTCTAACACAATTCTAACATTCAATTCATCAGGGAGTTATACGGCATGAGCCATTTTGCAAAAGTTATTGACGGCATCGTCACAGAAGTACTTGTTATCGAGCAAGACGTTATCGACACTGGTATGTTCGGCGACCCAGCACTTTGGGTGCAAACATCATACAACACTTATGGAGGTCAGCATCCAGAAGGACGTCCGCTGCGTAAAAACTACGCAGGTGTTGGGTATACATACGATGCAGAGCGCGATGCGTTTATCCCCCCACAACCATTCCAATCATGGAATTTAAATGAAACAACTTGTTTATGGGAACCCCCTGTCGAATACCCAAATGACGGAAAACCATATTCATGGAACGAGGACTCACTTAACTGGGACTTACAACAACCGTAAGCATAATTTGCTTGTGCGATTGCCCAGCCAAGGCAGTCCTTAGGATACTATATGGCATTAGATTTTCCGTCTAGTCCTACTAATGGACAGACTTTTGTATCAGGAAATAGAACCTGGACATATAATACTACAACTTCTTCTTGGGAAGCGAGTTCCGTAGCTACAAGTAAGACAGCTAATTATGTTTATGCGGCACCAAATGGGTCCGCAGGAATACCTGATTTTAGAGCTTTAGTAGCTGCTGATATTCCTACCCTTAACCAGAATACTACTGGAACAGCGGCTACAATTACTGGGGTTTACTCCGGTACAATAACTTCTGGGCAAATTACTACTGGTCTTGGATTTACGCCTTATAACGCGACTAACCCAAGTGGTTATACATCAAATCTTGGGACTGTAACAGGTGTTACTGGTACGGCTCCAATCGTATCTAGCGGTGGGACTGCTCCAGCTATTTCTATAAGTGCGGCTACATCAGCAGCAGCAGGCTCTATGAGCGCGGCTGATAAGACCAAATTGGATGGCATTGCTACTAGCGCGAACAACTATGTTCTGCCAAAAGCAACCGCCTCAGCACTCGGCGGTGTAGAAGTATTCGATGCTACTGTTCAAACTGTAGCCGCAAATGCTGTTACCACTACAGCCTCGCGCACATATGGTGTTCAATTAAACTCGGCGGACCAAATGGTCGTAAACGTGCCGTGGACAAACTCTGGCGGTACGTTCGATGGACTAACTGCAAAAACTAGTGGTACTGGGACTTATCAAACGACTGGAGATTTCCGTGCACCTATCTTCTATGATAGTAATGACACAGGCTATTACATAGACCCAAATAGTACAACAAATTTAAACTTAATACAAGCAAATACTTATCGTCAAAATGCATCAGGTGTACCAAGAGTAAACCTAGGTGATCCAACTGTCACAGAAATGGCACTATTTGATGGGCAATTCAATAATAAGACAGAATTCTTTCCACCAGCAAATGTTATATGCGAAACATCTACTAATGGTACTACTTGGACAACGTATTCAGTAACTGATGCGCAGAAGAAATTACTGGTCGGAGGAGACAGCGGAGCTTCTATTTCCATTCCTAACGGCACGGCATATTTTCGTGTTCGTTTTATTAATAGAGGCGACTACGTTTATCTTAACGCACTGTATGCATACCATACTTCGGGAGGACATTCGACCCAAGTACAGATATATAAAAAGGATTTTGGGTCCACAACTTGGGTTCAACATACATCTTCTACTGCATCAGTAGGAAGCTGGCCTGGACATATTTACTTACCGTTTAATACTATTGCGTATCATCCCGGTACATATGTTGATGAGGTTGCAGTCGTATTCATTCCTACATGGAATAATCCTACTTGGTCTGCCCAGAACATAGTTCTTCACCAAATGCAAATTTGGGGTGGATATCCTGCGGGTAAGAGAAACATTTACAGTGTAGATTCTGATAAAAACGTTACTTTTCCTAGTGATGTTAGGGCTACACTTTATTATGATAGTAGCGATACTAGCTACTATGTTGACCCTAATAGTGCGTCTCGGCTTAGGTCAGTTTATGTAACTGATGGTACTATTGATCCATCTAACGTTGGAGCTGGTGTAGGCCTTGGTTTTATTAACGAGCCTACCACATCCTTCGCTGCAACCGGCATCACCTTCGGCAGTGGTACCGGCCAGCACGGTGCAATCGTATATGGCTCAAACATAATGTATTTTGGGACCGAAAACGGCTCCGATAATACGATGACCTCAAAAGCTACGTTAAATAGTTCTGGTTCGTTTTCAGCCGATGGCGATTTCCGCGCACCCATTTTCTACGACACCAACGACACTACCTTTTACGTGAACCCTAATAGTACTTCTGTTATGAATGCCATCCAACCCTGGGGTGAGGTTGGTATGCGTCGCGGGGATAGCGCAACACTTCTGCGCTCTTATAACACCTCCGCAAGCCAAGCAACACAGTTTTATGTCAACCATAATCTTGGTAACGTAGAAATTGGTAACGCACGCGGCATTGTTTATGCTGGCGGAACCTATTGGCAGGTTGCTAACTCTACTCGTTCACCTATCTTTTATGATAGTGATGATACGAGTCGATACGTTGATGCAAACAGCACTTCGCAGATAGGTTCAACATATGTTAACGGGTATTTCCAGATACAATATAATAGCGGCAACCAATTTGCTGGCATGGGCATTCGTAACAACTACGGTAGTGCTTCCGCGCAAGCTACCTCCTTCATTGATTTTATGAACGAAAACGGTATTCAGAAGACCTCTGTCTTTGGTAGAATAGCCACAGATGGAGCTGGTTACTTAGAATTCTTGTCTACTGCTGGAGGCGTATCGCGCTCAACTGATACTAGAACCACAACGGCTTATGCGTACTCCAACCAATGGAGTTTCCAAACATCAGCAGGTATTTCAACTAATATCGTTTATGATAGAGATGATACAAGTCGATACCTAGATATTAACGGCGCAAATGTATCTAACATTAATACTATTTTTACTGGTGTAGCATATTTTAGGTCAAATCCAGGGTCTGGCGTATATAGTGGCGCAGTATCAAGTCCGCCCCTACAAGTATATTCCACTGACGGCGGATCTGCTTTCATGTCATTCCACAGATCTGGCGCATATGCGGTTAACCTCGGCCTAGATCCGGACAACTATTTGCGTATAGGTGGTTGGTCAGCTTCATCTAATCGCTGGGTATTAGATATGTCCGGTAATAACTGGGCTGCTGGATCGTTCCGTGCTCCTATCTTCTACGATAGTGATAACACAACTTATTACATTGACCCTAACACCGGCTCTAATGTTTTTGGAGAATTTAAGGTTAACCAAAATGGTGCGGCAGGTATTCAATTAATCAGTACTACTGGCACACAAAGTTTATGGATTAGAACTGGGTACGACAATGCACCTACACCAAGTGTGAGTGCAACAAACGTGCAGTTTCAATCTAGTGGTTATTCCGGCGGCTCATTCACTTTCTGGAGTGGCAACACTTTAGCTTTGACAATTGCCGGAGATTATGCACAAGGTAATGCATCTCTTCGTGCACCTATCTTCTATGATAGCAACAACACTGCGTTCTACTTCGACGGTGCTAGCACAACCAACATTAATACGCTGTCAGGAAACGGGAAGACCGCACTTGAAACTGCTGATGGATATCTTCGTATCAACCAAGGTTCAGCATTTTCAAACGGTATATGGACAGGATCGAGTAATTTTCTTAATTCTGGCGGTATTCTTGGTTGGGGCAGTAACGGAGGGACTACAAACTCTCGTGTGTACATTAATGGCGGAACATACAATGGTACAAACGTAATTTCATTGGATGGGTCAAATGGACGCATTACAGCATCGGATATAAGAGCACCAATCTTCTATGATACCGATAATACTGGTTACTATATAAATGCACACAGCGACTCAAACATTTATAGATTGTTTAGTTATCTAGGCGGCAGGGACACAAACGGAAACTGGAATACTGGGTTCCAAAATACACCTGCTGCGGCGTATAACTTTCATGGCGACATTTCTAGTGGAGGTCCTGCGGGTTCATGGTGGTTCTACGAAAGTATGCGTCACTCAAATGCAACCAATTACTGGGGTACACAGATTGCATGGGGTTGGGAGGATAATGCCACCAGGTTGATGCAACGCAACGTCACCAACGGATCATTTGGTGGGTGGGTTGAATACCTAAACACATCTGATCGCACATACAATGGCAACTTGTACATGACCGGCTCGATCAGGTCCACATCTAGTGATATGAGAGCACCTGTATTTTATGACCAGGATAATACTGGCTACTACATAAACGCCGCGGGTACATCATATATCAATGCTCTAAACATTGGTCCAACTGCTGCTGGGTCGTCATATCTAAACATCAATGGTTATAACGCGTACGGCGGTACTGGTTATCATGGATTCCTAACAGTAAGCAATACGTATGGGTCAGCAACAAATCCAAACCAATATTGGAGAATAAATGGTGCTGGAGGATTTGAAATTGTTAACTCTCCATACAATGCCGTTCTGTTTACCTTTACACAAGGTGGCGACTTTACTGCTGCTGGTAACGTCACAGCTTATTCTGATCGTAAGTTAAAAGACAACTTCGAATCAATTTCCGATGCCATACAGAAGGTAATGCAACTTAACGGCGTAACCTTTACACGTATTGATAAAGAAGACACAGCAACTCGCTATGCAGGTCTAATCGCGCAAGATGTCGAAGCAGTACTGCCAGAGGCTGTTCAGATTAATGAGACCATCTCGTATGGAGAAGTTAAGTCAGTAGATTATAATGCTACGATAGCTTTATTAGTCGAAGCAATAAAAGAACAACAATCCCACATCACTAAGCTTGAAGAAAAGCTTAATAAATTATTAGGAGAATAAAATGTCACTAACATACACATGGAGTATCAAGAGCCTAAAAAAGCAGGATGATCCTTCCACAGAACTAAACGATATTATCGTGCAGACCTACTGGGAATGCACTGGCACTGACGAAAATGGTAATAGTGGCACTTTTAATGGTGCCACACCATTTGAGCCAGATCAGGTAGATGCAGCTAATTTTACTGCATATGAAAGCCTAACCGAAGCTCAAGTACTAGGATGGATTCAGGCAGTAGTCAATTCAAATCCTGGCTACAAGGACCACATCGATCAGCAGATTCAAAAGCAGATTGATGCTATCATTAAACCAATCACGGAAGTAACAGATGGAGCACTACCATGGGCTCCTCCATCAGAAACTCCACCACTAACAGCATAAAGGAGAATTTATGAGTAACCCAGAATTAGACCCAAAGCTTGCTGAAAATCAAGTACCTACAGTTAATGTTCAACTAAATGTTAATGAACTGAACGTTATCCTAGGTGGTCTACAGGAGCTCCCGCACAGAGTGTCGGACCCTATTTTACGCAAACTAATGCAAGAAGCTCAAAATCAGCTAGGACAATAAAATGGCACTACCAACGGGCACAATCAGCATGTCTCAAGTTAATACAGAACTAGGTCGTAGTGCTACAGCCACAATCAGTTTAGGTGAGACGGCTGTTCGCTCGTTGGCGGGTGTTGCCTCGGGGGCTATTTCAATGAATAACCTCCGAGGTAAGTCCGCAGCACCAGCTACATATACAGCATCTTACTTAATTGTTGCTGGTGGTGGTGGTGGCGGTACGTGGCAAGGAGGTGGCGGTGGAGCAGGAGGTCTAAAGTTTGGCTCTACTACATTAAATGGAGGCACAGTGTACACAGTTACCGTCGGTGCTGGAGCTGCTCTAGTTACCAACAGTGCTGGTAATAACGGCTCTGGATCTTCTGCTTTAGGCGTCTCTACAACAGGCGGCGGTGGCGGCGGCTATGGAGGCGGTGCTGCAGGGAAAAACGGCGGCTCTGGTGGCGGTGGTGGCGGATATAACTATGTCGCGCGTACCGCCGGTAGCGGAATATATGGCCAAGGTACAGATGGCGGATACGGCAGCGATATTGATTCCGGCGGCTATTATGGCGCCGGCGGAGGCGGCGGTAGCCTTAATCCTGGTATATGGGGTAATGATATGTTCGGAGGTGATGGCGGTGCTGGTACAACATCTAGTATCACCGGCTCCTCTGTAACATATGCCGGGGGTGGCGGTGGAAGTATTTACATTAGCAACACGCCAGGAGCTGGTGGAGCAGGCGGAGGCGGATCAGGAGGCTCAAGCTATGTAGCCGGGCAACCTGGAGATACAAACAAAGGCGGTGGCGGCGGCGGTGGATTTAATAACGGAGGCGGTTCAAGTAACGCTGGTGGCGCAGGAGGTTCTGGCGTAGTTATTATTTCCGTGCCAACATCATCCTACACAGGAAATACAACTGGATCACCCGTAGTCACAACAAGCGGTTCAAATACGATTATTAAATTTAATTCATCAGGGAGTTATACAGCGTGAGTCATTTCGCAAAAGTTATAAACGGCCCTGGGGAGTAACTAAAAATAGTTCTTGACTTCACGCCCAAATCCTAGTATAAGTATATTTCAAACACCCCAAGGAGCACATTAAATGACAGAAGAAACACCTCAGGTAGGGCCTAATCCAGAAGTAACAATCACGCTTCGGGTTAACGAAATCAACATCATTCTAGCAGGACTGCAGGAATTGCCTTTTAAGGTCGCAGAGCCTCTTATTAAGAATATCATTGCGCAGGCACAAAATAATCTTGCGCAAGAAGCTGTAGCAGAAGCTGCAACAGAAGCTTAATTATATAAGGCCGGGATGAGTAATTGTCTCGGCCTTTTTAAAAAATGTCTTGACATTCAAGCTATTTTAAGATATATTACAAATAATCAGCAGCGGGGATGTAGGCCAATTGGCAGAGTCAACGGACTTAAAATCCGTACAGTGCGGGTTCGAGCCCCGCCATCCCTACCATAGTCCTGTAGCTTAAAGGTAGAGCGGTCGGATTTATATCCCGAAGCCCAGATTAGGGATCGGTCTCGGTTCGAATCCGAGTAGGACTACCAATTTTTCGGAGTATTTATGAAAGCTATTATTGAAACTAAGTTTTTTGTTAGAGACGTTCCCCACGGTTCCTATCATAGCTTTCCTACATATTCCGATGAGATCGAGAAGACACTGACTAGTCAGTTAGAGTTTCTACAGCGTCATGGGTCTGAATACAGTTTGAGTCTAACTATTGAAGGAAATAAAAAGTGAATATTGACGAGTTACGAACTCTTCTAGCCACGGATATTGCTACTGTTACTTTTACTAAGAAGGACGGTACTAAGCGTGAAATGATTTGCACTATGATTCCAGAATATCTTCCGGTTGTTGAACTCAACCCAAATATTAAGTATGGACCTTCTCCAACTATTGCTACAGTATGGGATCTAGAACAGAACGCATGGCGCTCATTTAAGTTCGATTCTGTATTATCTATTGAAACGGATTATTTTAATTATGTGGTCGAAAGCGCGTAAAGCAATTCTAGAGTCAAGTGAGCAATCATCAATCTATATTGGTTGTGACTCGCTCCGTATTCCTAAAAAGAATAAGGCTGACTTCTCTACAGTAATAATCCTACACAAAGATTCTAGGCATGGCTGTCTTGCCTTCCATAATAAGGTTACTATTCCTGACTATGGGCAGATGCGTCCTAGACTTCTAATGGAAGTTCATTATGCTCTAGAGGCATTTTATGCTATCGAAGATGTAGTAGGAGATAGACGGCTAGAGATTCACCTGGATGTTAATCCAGACCCTCGCCACGCAAGTAACGTAGTTACTAATGAGGCGCTTGGATGGGTTCGAGGATTAGGTATCCAGGCTCGAATTAAGCCAGATAGTTTTGCAGCTACTACAGCGGCAGATCACTTCGTAAGACACTAGGTCCCGTAGCTCAGCTGGATAGAGCACGAGCCTTCTAAGCTTGGGGTCACAGGTTCGAATCCTGTCGGGATCACCAATTCTAATATTCCCTGATGGCGCAGCGGTAGCGCAGTTGACTGTTAATCAATTGGTCGGAGGTTCGAATCCTTCTCAGGGAGCCAGGACATTTACAATGGAACTAATTCTTTTAGGGTACTCCCTAACAATTCTTATATTTTTTGGGTGGACTTTAAAAGATGCTGAACAGTACTCTATAAAGCTCGTCCTATCTTTTCTTCTGCTAAGCCTAGCTTGGCCCATCGTTTTAGTCGTTTATCTATTAGACGGCAAAGAAGCCTCGTAAGGCCAGGAATCTAATATGGAACAACTACTTGATGCACTAAAGCGTGCATTTGCTAATACTCATGCGATGTATATTAAGTCACACGGGTTTCATTGGAATGGAGTAGGGAATAACTTCCCACAATACCATGCCTTTTTCGAGACCATCTACAGCGAAGTCTACGACTCCATTGATAGTTTTGCAGAACATATTCGTGCTTGTGGGGGTTACGCTCCGGCAGCATATTCACAGCTATC